TGAGCGAGTTGGTGTACCACCTCCACCAAGCCGGAGAAACAGTGGGAGTCTTCAGTCTTGAAGAGACAAACGTACAGCACATCCAAGGGTTGATCGGTAGGCATCTAAATATTCCTATCAGAATCGATGAGTATTTAGCGACAGAGCAACAGATTGAAGATACCCACGCCCAGATGTTTGCCAAAAACAAAGTCGTCATGTTCTCAGATGCGGAAAGCCCTGCGGCAGACCGAATTCTGAAACACATCCAATACATGGCACTCGCTAGAGGCTGTACACACATCATCTTGGATCATATCTCGTTAGTCGTAAGCACGATGGCTCACGAAACACCCAATGAACGGCAGCTTATAGACCACCTAATGACAGAACTAAGATCACTTTGCCAGCAGCTTAAAGTGTGCATTTTTGTGGTATCGCATCTCAAAAGGCCGCAAGGCGCTTTGGGACACGAAGATGGCGCTCCAATGAGGTTGTCGGAACTGCGTGGCAGCCATTCACTTGCACAACTTGCAGACACCGTGCTGGGTATCCAAAAAGATTCTGAAGATCCGCATTCGGATGAGCGACAACTTGTCGTCCTTAAAAACCGATTTACGGGCCAAACTGGATTTGCTGATGAGCTTCAGTACAACCGCGCAACGGGCCGTCTTGCCCTCTGCGCCAACCAAGACGTTCCTTTTTAATTTATTACGGAGGTCAAAATGATGGGCGGCGACCCGAAGTATAGAGCAATTAAGGATAGTTTGTATCACGTAGACGGCTACCAGTTACCACCCGATGAACCTTTAATGATTTTCAGGGGAAAGGACATCGGTAGTCTTGTGGCAATTGTTGAATACGTTGAAATGTTAGAAGAGCAAACATTTAACAATACAATTAACAGCCATTTAGAAAGCGCACTGGAAAGATTAAATACTTTTTACAGGTATCAAGTTGAAAACCCTGAACTTCAGTCCGTTGGATGCTCACGAAAATCGCACGACAATTATTTTTTATTTTTGAAAATCGCAGAAGCTAAATTAAAAGAACATCACCATTTGATGGACGCGTGAATAAACTTTGGGACTCCTGTGAGTCCCTTTTTAATTTGCCACTAGCCAAGGGCGCTTCCCTTCGTCCTATGAGTCGGCGTGGTTCACCGATGGCGCAAACGAACCCCCATTTAAATTAAGGAGAAAACTATGTCGAAAAGACTTAAAAATATTCTTGGGCAGTCACGCCTTGAGCGTGATTTTCTCAAGTATCACAAAAAAAACCCGCACATTTGGCTGCTTTTTGAGCATTTTACGCAACAAGTACTAGAGTCTGGACAACAAAAATTTAGTGCTAAAGCGATCTTTGAGCGCATCCGCTGGACAATACAAATAGAAACTAAAGACCCTCTCGGGTTCAAGCTCCAGAACAGCATGACAGCCTACTATGCGCGTCTTTGGCAATCCAAGTACCCAAACAAAGCCAATTTTTTTTCGACTCGGAAAACGGTATCAGAGAAGAGTTTGGAGCCTTATCAACAGGAGCTTAGGATATGAAGATCGTGTTTGACATTGAAACTAATGGCTTACTCGATGTTCTCGACACTCTGCATTGTAATGCTTACTTTGATTTAGATGACCCAAACGCAGTTGTAAAGTGTGCTGTGACAACCGAGGAGCATGAGGCTCTGATCTTGCAGATGCAAGATGCCGACGAACTCATCGGCCACAACATCATCGGCTTTGACATACCCGCAATACAGAAAATATATCCGTGGTTTCAACCAAAAGGCAAGATCACTGACACTCTTGTACTGTCAAGACTCATTAAAGCCAATATGTTGGAAGAGGATGCCGCTCGGCAATTTCCACAAGACCAATTCCCGAAAAGGCTCATGGGTAGCCACAGTTTGAGAGCTTGGGGGTTACGAATGAAGATCCTCAAGGACGACTATGACGGGGGCTGGGAAGTCTGTACACAAGAAATGATCGATTATTGTATGAAAGATGTCACTGTGACAATCGCGCTTTATAAGCTGTTGATGGCCCAAGATTTCAGTGAGCAATCTATTGAGCTAGAGCATGATCTTACTGTTATCTGTAATAAGATTGGAGATGCTGGTTGGCGGTTTGACATAGATAAAGCCACACAGTTACTTGCACAATTAAGCACTTTAAGAGCAACCCTGAAAGACGAACTTGCGACGCTGTTTGAGCCGTGGGAAATCTATGAGACTTTTATTCCAAAGGTCAACAACAAGGCGCGGGGCTACGTCAAAGGCGTTCCCTTCAAAAAGATTAAAGTAGTCGATTTCAATCCTAACAGCCGCAAGCACATTCAATATTGCCTAAACAAAAAGTACGGATGGAAGCCCGAAGTTTTCACCCCAAGCGGTGATGGCAAGATCGACGAGACAGTCCTAGCGTCTTTGGAATATCCCGAAGCTAAAAAGCTGGCACAAATGTTTCTTGTACAGAAGCGTCTTGGAATGCTGGCAGAGGGTAAAGCGGCATGGATGAAACTGCTAGATAGTGACGGAAGATTGCGCCACCAGATCATCTCTGGCGGGACAATATCGGGCCGCGCAAGCCACCGATCTCCAAACATAGCTTGTACCCCAAGTGTTCGCGCATTGTGGGGTAGAGAGTGTCGTGAGCTATTTACAGTTGATGAGGGATGGGTGCTGTTGGGAAGTGATTTACAGGCTTTGGAGTTGAGGATATTAGCGCACTATCTCCCAGATGGCGGCATATATGCACAGCAGATTGTTGAAGGCGATATCCATAGTTACAACCAATCAATCGTCGAAGGTTTGACTAGCCGTGCAATGGCGAAAGGATTTATTTATTCCATGATCTTCGGTGGGGGTGACAAATTAATAGGCAACATATGCGGGGGTGATGCAAAACTCGGCAAACAACTGAAAGCTGATTTTGACGCTGGAATGCCAGCATTTAAAAAGCTCAAGAAACAACTTGGCAACGCATACAAGCGTGGATATTTACTTGGTCTCGATGGTCGCAAGCTCTTTATAAGAGCGGAACACGTTCTACTTTCTCAACTTTTACAGTCTGGTGGTGCGCTCGTCTGTAAACAATGGCTGAAGCTAGTCGATGAGCAAATCCAAAAGGAAGGTCTCCAAGATCGTGTCGTTATTCAAGGCTGGATTCACGATGAAATTCAAATCGCAGTAAAAGGTAAGGAGTTAGCAAATCATGTCGGTAATCTCGTTTGTAGAATGGCAGAAAAAGCTGGCGAAACGCTCAGAATCACAAAAATCAAAACTGAAGCATCCTTCGACATCGGGGCAACATGGGCAGATACCCACTGATATAAAGGCGGCTAACAGCGAGTTTTCAGTACTCTTCCAAGACTCTATACAAGAAATCTTTGCAATCTATATGACGCTCGACCGAGCAGCAAGATCACCTTTCACAACAAAAAGTAATTTTGCAAGAGAGGCTAGTTTTTGGGTCGCCATGTGTGCCACTGAAGGTTTTATTAGCACATTAGAATCGCCAGATGCATGGGGCAATTACTGGCGAATAACCGAAGAAGGCAACCAACTAAGGATGGATCTCCGTGAAGAATTTGAAAATTTTAGCTGAAGAAACCGACATGCGATTATTAATCGATGCCGATATGTTTATCTATAAATCCGCTGTGGTAAGTGAAGAGGAGACTCACTGGGGCGACGACATCTGGACGCTCCACACCGACCTAAAGAATGCCAAGCGGGTTTTCACTTCGATGGTAGAAACCGTCAAGACCGCATTGGATCTCGATAGGGTCGTCATGTGTATTAGCGACAAAAAAAACTTTCGTAAAAGCGTACGTAATGATTACAAGAGCAACCGCAAAGGTTCAAGAAAGCCACTTGGTTATGGTGCTTTGTTGGAGTGGGTGAGGGAGACAAACGAGAGCATCACAGTGCCGTTTTTAGAAGCTGACGATGTCATGGGAATTCTTGCCACAGCGCCCAACTCGCGCAGCATCATCGTAAGTGATGACAAGGACATGAGGACAATCCCGAGCAAGCTCTACCGCCCGACTAACCAAGAACTTATAGATGTAACACCGGCTATGGCCCTGTCTAGTTTTTACACTCAGGTTTTAGTCGGTGATCCCGTAGATGGTTACAAAGGAGTCCCCAAGTGTGGG